TACTACAGCTTGGTTAGTCTCTTCAGCAGGTGCTTCAGCTTGGTTAATTTCTTCAGCAGGTGCTTCAGCTTGGTTAGTTTCTTCCACTACTGTTTCTTCCACTACTGTTTCTTCCACTACTTCCTTATACCCGGGAACCTGCACCAGTATTTCTGCTACCTCATCAGATACCTCTGCAAAACCGTTTGAGTCGAAAGACACGACTTCTGAAAGGACTACAACGTTTTCTGGTAGATCACCAAAACACTTTTGAACCTGTGCCATGCTTTTACCTCGCTTTCAAAATCTAAAAGTGAGGGCTAGATACTAGCCCTAGCCCTCACCTGTGTGTACTAAATAGATGGTATTACTGAAGGCTTGGGCGAACTGTACCGAAGCTAGGAGCATCATAATTTGGGGTGAAGAGCTCACGGTTGGAGTTAAGGCCCAGTGTTCCAATGTTTTTAAACACGATGATTCTCCGAGGGTTGTACACTTGAATCATGCCATAAAGCAGGATCATAAAGCGCTCTGCAGCTGAAATGCGAGCTAAAGGCAGCTTCATAAGTGGTGCAAGCTGTTTAAATGATAATACGTTTTCTGGATCATTATCTAGTGCCATTGCACTATGTGTTCCCGGAATATCAGCATTTGTGTCTATAATAGCTTGAGTTGTTTCTGCACCAGAGTCCTTGATTTCAAAGGCAAACAAGGCATCAGCAGCTGTAGACTTCGTACCACGATAGACCTTATAAGACTTTGCCGGAGGATCACCGACTACTCGATTAATGGTTAAAGTAACTGCTTGTCCTAGAGTTACAGCTACAGACCCCATAGACACTGGTGCTGATTCTCCTGCGCTGTTTTTAGCTGTTACAAAGTAGTAGTAGGTTCCTGAAGGGATTGTAGCCCCGGATGATCCGGCTACTATCTGACCGCCCGGGTATGTTGGTACAGCAGGCGCCCCTTTAGCTGAGGCAGAAGGAACCGTAGCCTGTGGCTTAAGGAATATGTTATTAACAAACTCAATCGGGCCAGCATTTGCCATGTAGCCTCCGATAGGCTGGCCTAACATTATTTCCTGACCTTGGCCCATCATTACCCGCTGCCGACCACTTGAGCCCATAACAAGCTTGGATAGGTCCTTATTAACTTGGTTCGTTAAGTGCAGCTCTAATTTACCTCTTCCGAAGTTATCTGCAATAATCGCTGAAGCGTCTTCCATGGTATTCTCATCCAGTGGTTGACCCTTCATATCAATAACGTGCTGATTCGCATAGGTTTTTCCAGCAACAGCATTTATAACCTGCATCATAACTCCGTCAAAAGCCAAGGGGTCAAGAGCGGAATTACCAAAGTATAGAGCTTTTTCAAGCTGCATCAAAAGCCAAGATGTTCCATTTGTAGTTTCGCGGGCAACGATATCACCAACTGTGTTACGCACTATAGTTGCAGGATGTGTGATGACACGAGTTGTCCCGAGGAATTTAACGTACTGGGCTTGACGGAGGTAGTGTGAATCTTCTTCATTTGGAAGGCCACCCTCAACGAAGAACGGAGAAGAATTTCCCCCCATGCTGTCCATTACGTTGAACTCTTCAACAGTATTAAATGCCTGTTTCTTCCCGATGCGTTTCCAGAACTTAATTTGGTCTGTCGTCGCGGTAACCACTTTAAGGGTTGCTTCTAAAGACTGTGGACGCAGCGCCGACATATCATTAAAACTACCATAGGCATCTCCCTGCTCCCCGGTGCCTAGCGCTTTATTAAGCTCCTCAAGTTCCCCAACTGTACCTTGCCCAAACCCGTCCTCAAGGCCGTTAAAGTTTTCAAACATAGGTTTACCCCCTTTACTACTACTATTTTCTGTAGGTACTTATTGCATACCAAGTTCAGCTTTTACTGAATCTGGCAAACCTAGGTTCTGCAGTGGTGTCCCTGCCTCGAATCTTGTAACAGCTGAACCTGGAATTAGCTTAGCATCGAATGACTTCATGAGAATTGCCCCGGCTTGCTGCCGTGTGAGGCCACCTTTGTCGCCTTCAATAGACTTCTTAAGCGTTGTAATGTCTCGTGGACTTACTGCACCCTTACGCCCAATGGGGAGATTCATAACACCATCAAGAGACTTCTTAAGCTCTGCATTATCAGTCTGCATCGTCTCAATTTTTTCAGTCAAGCTCTTAATGACATCAAAGGCACCCATAAGGGCTTTCGTCATTGTTACCTGCTGCTTAGACACAAGGCCTAGAGACTTTGAAAGGCCACCCATACTGTAACCAAGCTCGTCCACCATGTCTGATAAAAAATCAGATACTTCAAGCGCCTGAGCACCATCCTTATGGTCGATTAGAGATTTCCGGAAGTCCATCTGAAGAGATTTTTCTTTCGTATCTTCATCATCTTCGTCGCCATCTGCATCTTCGTCGCCATCTTCGTCGCCATCTTCGTCGCCATCTGCATCTTCATCATCTTCGTCATCCTTGTTACTGGACTTCGTAAGCGTTTCATCGTCTTCTGTATTCAGTTCTAAGGACTTTCGAAGTTCTTCCAAATCTGCGTCTAGCAGACCAGCAAGTTCTTTTGTCTTACCCATAGCCCCACCCCCAAAATTTGTACTAAAAATAGATTTTAAAACAGCATGTTTACCTAGTATATAGGAGGCGAATGAGTACGCCTCTTCGTTATCTAGCCCGTTTTCCAAGGCGAAAGTATAGGTCATCGTACCTACAACGCCCTGTGAGCCAGCGACGAACTTATCACGTAGGGACTTCTGTAAAAAGTTACCTCTACAAAACTTCCTAAAGAGCTTAACCCAATCTGTCTGGGGATCTTGAGTTTCACCTTCCAAGGACTGAGGCATGATAGCTGCAGCTCCTGAAGTATCCATTGATTTTTCAACATCTAAGCTAATCGTTAGCTCATGGTTTTTCTCAAACGACTTAGCAAGCTCAGCCCATGTAATTGTGTTCACCGGATTCATGGTAAGCACAAGATTTCGTAAAACGGATTTTACAATTTTTCCTGTCTTACGATTTCGTTCTTTAACATTTCCTTCAATAGACCAACCCATTGTGCGTTTAGTGTGGCTCTTCTGAAGGTCTTGCATAGTCTGAATTGCTTCTTGAGCGAGCTTTCTCTGAGCAAAAAGTTTAGCTTTTACAAAGATACCCTTGACTACCTCATGTCTTGTAGGGTGTGTAAATTGACCTATTTTAACCGCTAGAGGCTCACCTATAAATTGCTTAGGGGAGTTACCATGCTCGTACTTTATCCAACCCTTATCCAGAAAATAGCTACAATCCATACCTTCTGGTGTGATGCTATCATCTTCTTCGTCTTTGTTATCAGACGTCATGACACCCTGTACTATGTAGTCGCCGTTTTCATCGATCTCAATGGACTTTATAAGATCATGATCTTCAATAGGCACAAATACCCTATAAGTATCCTCTTGTACCGTTTCATTACTGACTAGCATTCATTTCACCACCTTCCGAAGTAGGTGTAAGTATAACACAGCTAGGATGTCCAAAGACACGCTGCTTGGCTAGGTGAGCTGGCGAAACCTTGGCCTAGTCTACGTGTCTTGGGCCATCCTAGCTGTGTTATACACGGATTTTGTTGCCCTAAATATTTAACTATTGTTAATAGTACCAACTTCGGAAGTAAATGGCAAGATAAATTACATAATTATTCATAAGTAAGCCCTACTTATTTATGAATAATTTACTTTTATGTGGTTCTTCTGGTATAGCTCCTAGGATAATCGGGACTTCAACATGTGTTTTACACGTAGGGCATATGGCTATGGCTTTACCATCTGAGAATAGAATCATCCGTGAGCGGATCTTGTACCCGCCACTCTGCATTGAATCCATAATGATTCTTTTGCATCCAGGACACTGTACCATAGCCTACACACCTCCCATGCTTAGGTTACTTGATGCCGTAGATAGCCTTTTTAGAGACTACTATATAATCAGAGTACTTAAACTTAGCACACCTTTTGAGAAGGTTTACCCATAAGACTCCTACCTCTGTCTGTATCATATCATAGTCCATACCTGCAGAAGATAGCTCTTGCCTGAACTTTACTTCGTTTTTTGCTAGGTACTGTACAGCTGCTTTAACTTCAGAAGTATCTTTTAGCTCTTCAAATGAGTTAGCGTTGAACATTTGTTCATCCACAGTCTTAAACCTCCGCGCTTTATAGAATAACTACCAACTTAAGAGCCTTAGCTACTTGCCTTCCTACTTGGGTTGGGGGATTTTCATTAGACTTTGGTCTTTGGGCACTACCTGGGTCACCTGTTGTACCCTTTGGCTTAGCGCCTGCTCTGCGCTTCTGGCTCCTAGTGAAGTTCTTTGTTGAGCTAATTTTAGACTCTGAATCTCCAAATTTAGTAACCTCTTCAGCATCTCGCGTAGCCTTAGTGACTCTCTGAATATCCCCCATTTTAATATCTTCAGCGTTGAACATAAAGTCTTCGATGGTTCCGGGCATGTGCAGAGATTCGATGCGTACACTATTAGCTCGTCCTACTTGCTCATGTCCTTTTGTTGCAGAATCTGAGCGCCTGACACGTGCAGTAAACTGCGCCATCTTCTGAGGGTTCCAATCCTGGTCCATCATAAGCATTAGGTGAGCATTACCAAAGTCTACACCCTCCTTGCCTGCTGGAGACACAGTGGTAGCCCACATATTACCCTGATCTTTTGCATAACTGTTTTTATTTCCTCTAAATCCGGTCTTAGTCTCCTCCCGGTCCTTAGCCTCTCCGGTAAACTGCCCCGCAGCTAGACTTTGACCCTGCTTCTGCAGCTTATCTGCCCAATAAGCTAAGTGTGGGTGCTCACGCTGTAGATCGCGAATAACCCCGTCTGCAACATCGGTTCCAAAGGTAGTGTAACTAGACTTCACAACGACTTTGGGCATCAGCTCTGGTTTACCTGCTTTAGCCCTAGCCTCGTTTTCCGTAGCTAATGAATCTAGGTAGGTGCTTATTCGCTGCTTCATGTACTCAGCCTTAGGGTTGTTGTGGTGCATTGG